CTACGAAGTATCTCTTCACTAAATTCACTCGGCCAGTCAAGAAGATCGAGAGAACAGAAATGGATTGAGTATTAAGGAGTAAAAAAATGTATAGAATTGAAAAGAGATTCACAGTACCGATTGGCCATAGACTAAGTAAACATAAAGGCAGATGTTCCTCAATTCATGGCCACAATTTTACTATTCTTGTGGGTATTAAATCAAAAAATCTAAATGAAAATGATATGATTATAGATTTTTCAGATTTAAAAAGTATAGTTAATGCTTTATTAGATAACTATGATCATAAGCTATTAGTTAACAAAAAAGATGCTGAATGGATGGAACCTTTAGCAAAAGAGTTAAATCTTCGAGCAAGCATTTTTGATCATGAAGGGAATGATCCAACAGCAGAAAGATTATCAGAACAACTATTTATAAAATTAAGTGATCTTTTTAAACCATTTAAGATTAAGATAGATTATGTAACTGTTTATGAAAATGAGAATTCTAAAGCAACTTTTAGTGAAAAATAATCATGAAAATAAAATCTGATTTTGTAACTAATAGTTCGTCTACTTCATTTATAGTAGCTGTTTCAGAAGATCTTACTTTTACTGAACAAGAAATATTTGAAACAATGAGTTATCACGATTATATGATAGATGAAGAAGACGAAACAACTCCTGACTATTATATTGATGGTTTAGTTAATGGATTGCAAATACTAAAAAGTGAGCAAACTCTTTGGACAGACGATATGAATCCCCCTATGGCATTTTATTCTTTAATGGAATTATTAGAAAATAAAGGATTAATTTTATTAAATTTTGAAAGTGGTCCAGATGATGGAAAAGTAATATCAGTAAGTAAAGAAAGTATAATGAAGGCATTTCTATCATTAACTGATAATGTATTAAAAGATACGGGTCTTAAAGAGATTTTCAAAGGAAAATAAAAAAATGATTAACGTTATAAAAAAATCTGGTTTACTAATACCAAAAAAATATGAACATAGAGATTTCTATATAAGAATCAAGGAATTTTTGGAGAGGAGAACACAATCATATAATACATCTAATTATGTAATAAATAAATTTTATCTTGAGTCGGAAAAATTCCTTTTAGTACCAAGGAATTTTCCGATTCATAAATTTATTCCTACAGTCAATCTTGAGAATCATCAACAGGAAGGTGCCTCAATTAATATCAAGCACAACATCAAACCTAGAGGTGAAGTTCAACAAAAAGCTATGGATTATATGCTTCAAAATGAAAATGGTATTTTGCAATTGGCACCTGGTGTTGGAAAAACTGTAATTTCTATTTATATGATTGCCGAACGAAAGAAAAAATCTATAATTTTAGTACACAGAGATAGTCTTGCTGATCAATGGAAAGAAAGACTTTTACAATTTACTAATTTAAAAGAAGATAATATTTCAAGATTAGCATCAGCAACATTTGAAAAAGATTTGAGAAAACCAGTGACAATAACGACAGTGCAAACCTTTATATCTTTACTTAAGAGACGTAGAAAAGACTTTTTAATATCACTTAGGAAAGCTAACATTGGAATCTTTATTGCAGATGAAGTTCATACTTCAGTTGGAGCCCCAACCTTTTCAGAATGTTCTATTCATATTCCAGCTCGTTATACATATGGGTTGAGTGCAACTCCATATAGATATGATGGTAATGGAGATATAATAAATTTTCATCTGGGTGAAGTATTTGAAGATGATGATCTCACAGGAACAATGGATGCTAGAGTTACTGCAATCCTTCTAGATTATCAAATAGATACACCATACAGATGGCGGTATATCCATTGGGACGGCGATTTCCAGAGATCTAGATACCTCAATATGATTCGGAAGTCAAAACCGTTCATGGAGTCGATTAGGCGGCTTCTCGGTCGATTAAAAAAGGATCGTCAAATTATTTGTATACTTGAAAGAATTAACCTGATTGACGAACTATTTGATTGGTTAAAATCAAATAGCAAATCTAGGTTTTATAAATCTGAAAAATTAGATGCACTTAATGCACAAATAACTTTTGCAACTCCTGGTAAATGTAGAGATGGAATTGACGCCCCGCAAAAGGATTGTGTTATTATGACATCTCCAATTTCAAATGTAGAACAATTAACAGGTAGAATAAATAGAATAAAAGAAGGGAAACAAACTCCAATTATAATTGATATGATTGATTATGGATGCCGAAGAATGGCAAGTACATTTTATAAACGTCGAGAATTTTATATTAAAAAGGGTTGGCCAATCAATTATGTATTAATTCATAAGAACAAAGTAGTAAAACTTGATGAAGAAGGAGCGTTTAGTATTTTAAAAGGTGAGTGATGAAATTAAAAACTGATTTTGTAACCAATAGCAGTTCAACTGCTTTTATAATTTATAACAATAGTCAATATCGAAGAAATTTAGTAGACTTTGTTAAAGAAAATCCTCAACTTATTGAGCAATTTAAAGACGAATATGATTATCAAGATGATCCAAAATATACACAAGAAAAACTAATTGAATCTGCTAAATTAAATAACATGGATTTTAGGCCAGAAAAAGCTGAATATTGTATTTTCGGTGATGAACAAGAGACACTTATTGGTCAAGTTTTTGATTATATTTTACGAGATGGTGGTTCTTCAGAAAATTTTTCATGGCACTTTTGTGAATATCTTAGGTAAATGTTATGAAAATAAAAACCGATTTTGTAACTAACTCAAGTTCATCGTCATTTATAGTTGTTTCTGTTCCTGATTGGTTTAATACTTCCGTGGAAGAAATTAAAAAAATAGATATACTTCCTATGATAAGTATACACTCTTTTACCAATGACCATCTAGAAAGACTAACGAAAATTGTCAATGAGCAAATAAATGTATTAAAGAAATGTGAAACTATACATGAAAGAGATTGCCTTGATGAAGATACTTTAGATGCATATGTTATTACAGAATGTGTGTTAGATGATTTTATACTGGCTGATGTGGAGGTGACTGGTATAGAAGATGATGGTTATATTAGAGGTCAAGATATAAAATATCTAGATGAGGTTTTTCTAAATGTTCATAAAAACGAGTTTCAAAAAATACTTGAAGGAATAAAAAAATGAAAATAAAGGCTGATTTTATAACTAATAGTTCATCAACTGCATATGTAGTATTTATTCCTAATAACTTATATTTAAAAAAGGATGAAATAAAAAGTTTATATGAAAAAGTTTATCATGACGGGGATGGCAACGAACCTACAAATGAACAATTATATGATGAATTTCCTGAGTTACTTGAAATTTTAAAAAGCGGCGATCATTTATGGCTCTATGGATATAGTGGTATTAATCCGGATTTGTGGAATATGATATTAATCCTATGTGATCAACGAAATTTAACCATTTCAACCTTAGAACTTGATGGCGAGGGAAATAATACGATACAAGGTGTTCAAGAGGAAGATATTATAAAAACATTAGTAAATAATGTTGACTTTCTTTCCACTTTTGAGTTTTTACAAAAAGATAAAAATTCTGTTACTTTAAAAAAGAAAGGAGAAATTAAAAAACCATGAACTTTGCATTTATAGCAGACCTCCATCTATCTCGGTATAGTCAAGATAAGATTGAAGATGAAAGTAATTTGCCTGACCGGTTACATAGTATAAAAAGATCATTATATCAAGTTGGAAATTATTGTTATGAAAATGACATTGCTCATGTGATAATAGGCGGGGATATATATCATACCAAATCAATGATATATTCAATTGCTCAAGAAATAATGTTAGATTTTTTCGAGCACTATAAAGATTTAGAATTTTGGGTTTTAGATGGAAATCACGATTTATCTGGAAAAGGAGCAGGTGCAATATCAGCATTAAGACCAATAAGTAATTGTCCAAATGTTAAATGGATAAGTCAAACTCCATTTGGTGATGATAATATCATGTGTATTCCATATTCACACGATCTTAGAAATCAAGTTAAAAATAATAAAAGTAAAATTCTTATATCACACTTTGGGTTAAATGAAGGAGTTTTAAATTCTGGAATAAGTATTGTTTCTGATATTAAATTAAGTGATCTAATTGGTCAATATGATTTAGTTCTTCTTGGTCATTATCATAAACCACAAGAAATAATAAGAGACGATATTAATCTGTATTATGTTGGATCATTGATTCAATTAGACTGGGGAGAAAAAGGGGATGAAAAAAGATTCTTAGTTGTTGATACAGATACGCTTCAAGTTGATAGTATTCCTCTTACTCAATATAAAAAACATATTGAAATTGAACTTACAAATGATAACAAGGATGACGCAATTAAAGCCGCCCAAGAAGCAAAAGAAAATGGTCATCATGTTAAATTTCTCATGAGGGAAAAAGTTGATTTGGTTGATATTAAAAACAATTTTCATGTAGTTGACAAAACAGAAAAAGATATCACAGATCGAGGAATTACAAGTTCAATGTCTCAAGAAGATAAAATTTTTAGATATCTTGAGATAAAAGAAATTCCAGAAGACAAAAAAGAAGCTTATGCTAAAGAGGCATTCAAAGCTATACAAAGTTAGGAGACCTGCCATGAGAGAAGTAGAATTTCAAGAAATTGGAATGGAAAATTTTGGACCATATATTGATCCAATGATATTACCATTTAATAATGATTCTTTAGTTCTAATTACAGGACCAAATGGAATAGGGAAAACTATGGCCATTGATGCACTTCCTTTTACTTTATTTGGTATTACAAGTAAAGGAGCTAGAGGTGATGATGTAGTTAATAATAGAATTGGTAAAGGTTGTCATACATGGGCAAAATTTAAAAGTAATGATGTTCCTTATCGAGTAGATAGATATCATAAATATCCAAGATTAGGAAATACGGTTCACCTTTTTAAAAATAATGAAGATAAACCATATATGAAAGGTCATCAGGAAGTTGTCCCCGTTGTTGAAAAACTTATTTGTCCTAGAAAATCATTTAGTAATACTCTTATGTTTGGACAAAAAGTAAAAAACTTCTTTACAGATCTAGTAGATTCTGATAAAAAAGAGATTTTTAGAGGGCTTCTTGATTTACAACAATACCAAGATTTTTATAAAAAGATTGATAATACATTAAAAGAAGTTAAAAAGAATTTAGAAGAAATTGAAAAGAAAATAGCAATAGATAAAGCACTTCAAGAAGATGCTATCAATCAAATAAAAATACTACAAGCAGCTAAGAAAAAATTTGAAGACGATATAAAGGTTTCTGTTTTAGAATTGAAAAAATCTTTTGAAGAGAATGAGAGATTAGTAAATAAATGGGAAGAAGAACTTGAGAATATACAAAGTAAAGAAATAAATATTGAAGAAATAATTACAGAGTTAAGCAATGTTGACAATGACTTGAACAACATTGAAAATCAATTTAAAAATGATAAAGATTCAATATTAAAAAGAAAAGAAATCAAAACTATGGAGCTAAATAGTAGCGCCAATAAAGCAGAGAATGAAATTAAAGATAAGTTTAAAGTAGAATTTGATAAACTAGCAGATGAAAGTTCTGCTTTAAAAGATACTTTAAATAAATTGACGCAGGAAGCACAGGAAGAACGTCATCATTTAGAACTAAAAATTGAAACTATTAAAGCTAAAAATAACGGATTAAAAAATAGAATAGATGAGATCAAAGAAAAAGTTATTGATGCTGAAGTTTCATCTTGCCCACTCTGTGAACAAGATTTAAATAAAGAAACTATTCAATTGTTAACGAATAAAACTAATGAGTATGGGGTTGAACTTGATATTGGAATGAAAAATATAATTTCCATATCTGAGCAAGTACAAGATTTAAATAGTAATCTAGCAAAAGAGTCTAAAGAAATAAATCTTAAACTCGAAAATGTATCTACTAAAAAAATAGATTTACAACATAAAGAGACAGATGAATTAGGATATGTTTCTGCCAGATTAGACGACACATATGATAAAGTAGAAGAATTAGGGGAAAAAGAAATTGATAAATTAAATACTGATAAAGTTACTAAGAAAAAAGACCTTGAAAATAAAAAGGTCGAGTTAACTCAAAAAATGTCGGAGCAAGAAAATATACAAAGAAACATTAACGAAATTGGTAAAACTATTATAAACATTGAAAGTCAAATGACAAATATTCAAAAGCAAATTCAAAACAAAGAAAATGAAGAATATGACGAAACTCAGTTAAATTCCTACAAAAAGAAAAAGAGAGATCTAGAAATTGAAATTGAGATGTCATCTAAACAACTAAACATAGTTGCATCTCGAATGGAAATTCTCGAGTTTTGGAAGATTGGTTTTTCTTCAGCAGGAATTCCTTCAATGTTAATTGATGAAGCAATTCCGTTTATGAATGTGAAGGTATCAGAATATTTGGATAAATTAACAAATGGTCGATATATAGTTTCATTTGACACTTTAGCACCAACAAAAGGTGGAGAGTTTAGAGATAAAATTTCAGTTAATGTTGTTGATACTTATACAAGAGCGAATGCCCGGATTCAATTATCTGGAGGGCAAACTAGAGTTATTGATATTGCTACTATTTTAACACTTGGAGATCTTCAGTCAACGATTCAAGATGTTAAATTTAATATCTTATTGTTTGATGAAATTTTTGATGCTTTAGATGAAGAAAATATTGGTTATGTATCAAAAGTTTTAACAAATTTGAAATTTGGAAAATCTATTTACTTAATTTCTCATAGGCATGAAGATCAACTTGAAGCAGATCAAATATTAACTCTACATTAGGAGTTATTATGAAAATAAAAGGCGATTTTGTAACTAATAGTTCATCAACTTCTTTTATAATTGAAATTGATCAGAAATTATTAAGAAAAGATATAGAGAAGGAATTTCGATTTGTATGGGGTGAGTCCTTTAGATTTTTTAATAATAAAAGAGGACTCATTTCATACGCTCAAGCAGAATCTTGTGATTGGGTGTCAGTTGCAAGAGGAGTCCCACATACATTTTGGAATATGTCTAAAGATTCTTTTGAAAAAACTTCTAAAATTTTAGATAATAATAAATTTGCTATTTATGCTGAAATAAATCGAAACTGGATGGATCGAAGAGAAAAATTTCTTGATCTTGTTAGAAAGCATGGTGGAAAAATAATACATGAAGAAGGATCGTAATATGAGTAAAATAAGAATAGTAAACTGGTTATTAACAAGACTATGTAATCTACACTGTGACTATTGCGCAATTGTGAGAGATTATGAAAAAATGCCACATCTTTATCCTAATATAGGATATTATATAAGAAACGAAATGCCAACAGATGTAGTTATTGAAGCACTCAGGAAAATGAAAATTCATAATCCTAATATGTTCCATATATTTTATGGTGGCGAACCACTTCTACGAAAAGGTTTATCAGAAATTATTAATTATTGTAATGATAACGAGATATATTATACAATAATTAGTAATAACACACCAGAGATTCAACCTCTAATTAAAAAGTTGTTTAATGAAGTTGATCACGTGGAAGGATTTACCAGTTCGGTTGATCCTATATTTAACGAAATTGGAGTTAATGAAGATAGAATCAAAAAAAGTATTGAGGGATTAAAGAGATTAAAGGAGATGCAGTCATCTGGTTTAGTAAAAGATGTAGTAGCTGAAATTACAGTAATGAATCATAATCAACATCTCTTGTATGATCTTGTTAGAGAATTAAGCGAAGAAGAAATCTATAGTGATATAACATTTGTTGATATTGCAAAAAATAGGTTTTATGATTTCTCAAATGTCAGAGATGAAGCATCTCTTGTTAAACCATCATTTGACCTAGCAATAATGTTTCAAGAATTTTTAAACGATAATAAATTGCTTATACATATGAAGGACTTGCTATTACCACAAATGTTTAATACCTTGCCTTCTAATTTTGATTGTAAATTAGAAGATGGTATCCATAATATAACAGTTGATGCTGATGGTTCAATAAGGTTGTGTTTAAGAATTAGAGGCGTATCAACTCCAACTTATGATGTAACTACCTTATTTAATTCAGCTTATCAACTTCCACATACCTTATATAATACTATAAACTCAGATAAGACACACTATTGTAAGTTATGTAACCACTCATGCTTAATGATGAGTAAATATATTGATGAGACAAATAAAGAAGTGGACGACCTAGTACACTCAGACAAACGGGAGGGTAAATAAATGCCAGATCAATTAGACACTGATATTATATTAAGCGCAGTACAATTCTGGAAAAAAGTATATGACGAAAAAGAAGTAATAATTAAATTTGAAAAGAAAAATGGTATTGATAGAATTATGAGATGTACCTTAGACTTCAAAAAAGTTCCTAAACAAGATCATCCAAAGGGTGTTAATATTGAGAACATCTTACGTCTTATACAAAAAAATAAAATTATGCACGTATATGATTTAGATAAAAAAGGGTGGAGATCAGTTCCATTTGATAGAGTTGAATGGATGGATACTCCTAATAAAAGGTATTATGTAAAGAAAAAACCAAAAGGAGTTTAAAAAGTGGGGATTTTAAAAGAATTGCTTGAGGAATTAAAAACAGATAGCAATGTAGAGAAAATTCGAGAATTATGTGGTGAAATATTTGAACAAGAAAAAAGCAATATTGAAAATGCTCTCTTATTACCAAAAGGTCCAAATATATTTTTATCGTTAGAAGTACCAGGAAGGAATCAATCTGAAATTGCGTTTTTATGTTTAGAACGAGAAAGTGAAGATATCTATCTTCTAGTTTTATTTGTGATACGTAGGAGTGAATTAAATAAATCTAGCGAAACTGTTATTATGAAGAAGCAAAGAGTTTGGGAAATAAATGATCATAGACCAGAGAAAATTTTAACAGAATATGCTAAACAATACAAATATTTACGAGGTGAATGAGAATGACTACAGTGATGATGAATGAAATTAGAATAAATGATTGCTATGCACATTTATATAGATCAGAATATTCAAACACAGTCAAAGATGATTCGATACCAAAAGTGAATAAAAAAATATTAACAACTAATGATTATCTTAAAAGAATAAGTTCAAATTTACAACTTAATAATACTATCGTTCCCCCAAATTGTAGATATATCGAAAAAGGAACTAAAGGAAGTATACTTGTAATTGAAGAACCTCCAGCTTTTCGGACAATTAAGGTTAGTATGTCATTAAAACATGAAGTTGATAAATTAAAAGAAAGTGGAAAGCTAGAGGAATATGGGTACAAAGAGAAAGATTATTCATCAGGTTATGGACCACATACACTCACATTAGCACTACCATATGTAATTTTTCTTTTATATGTTAATGAATATAAGGAAATAGCAGCAGGTCAAACTTATTTGAGAGCTGCTAGACTGAATGGTCTTGGAGATTATCTTTTTAAAAATCCTATGTTAAATATTTCGGATACACAATATATTTGTTTTGGTTCTGCTATTTCTGGAAAAACTCCAACATTGAGTTCAGCAGTTGAAAAAGCAATCATGGTTTTCTGGTCTGCTGAATTTAATACAGACTATACATATAACTATCATGCTTATAAGCACATTGCTGGAGTTGATACATATTTGGGTTGGCAAGCCTTATCTAAAATAAATCCAATGTTTATATACAATGTAGATTGGATTGATATTGGTTATAACTTGGGTATTGCTATAGAAGAAATGAAAAAGCATTACCGAGTTGAATCCAAAGGGAATCTATACTATAAAACATTAGCAAGTGTTTTTGTTAGACCTCATGATACGGGGATGTCTGAAAAACCAACTAAAAGATCTAGAAAAAGAGTAGAATTGTTTTATGATGTAGCCTCAGGTATGTTTCTAAAAAAAGATTTCTTTGTTCACGTAGGTGATCCTTTTATGATAAAAAAGGGAAAAGTTACAGCATTTATTGACTCATTCATTGGTTTCTTTGATAGTGATGCTATACGATATATCCGAGTAGAAACTGACAAAGGTCGCCTTATTAAATTTAAGCTAACTAGAAAGTTTAAAAGGTATCTTTATGAACAAGTTAAGAAGTTAAGATTTTCAGATGAAGGTACTCTAAAAAATGGTGTTGATATAAAAGCGGGTGATATTTTAGTTATTAAAAATTATCGTGGAGATAATATATATAAAAAGGTTAATCATATTAGAAAATCTCGGGATGGAATGCATGAAGCTAAACTGGGTAGCGAGTTCTATATTCTTGAAAATACAGAGGGAGAAGTTATGACTCTCAAAAATTTTAAATATGGTAGAATGAATATAAAACTTGGGGATAAATTGGTTTATTTAAAAAGAATATTAGCAGGACCTATCCATAATGGTTCGATAGTTTCTCTTGAAGGAGTTGAACCAGATAACTATGGAAATTTAGCATTAAAGTTTATAAATCAACATCCAAAATTTTATGGGGACGCATACTTACTAAATATCAGTTCAGGAAGAACCATGGAATGTTTATACAAAGAAGAAAAAATTAAAGAGCTACCCCCATTAGTTACTGTTGGTAGAAAATTATTAATAGCTAAAACGGAATCTAGAACTTCCATTAAAAATGCAGTTTGGGGTACTCCCTCAGGTATAGTTTATGAAGCTGATCGCCTACTGATGAATCCACCTAGTATAAGTGATATGAAAAAATATATTCTAACAAAAGAATCATTACATGTTGAGAGTTTTAATTTAGATACAACTTTTAGTATTGGAGATAAAGTAGTTGTTGCAAATTGGAAGAATCCAATGGATATACTAACAGTAAAAATGATTCAAGCATTTAAAATGCAAAGTGATAATAATAGTGTTTCTTTTATACTAGCTGATAAAGATGGTAAATTAAGCGAAGAAGAATATATCAGCGGAAAAAACGCAACTATTCAGACGGGAAAAATTAGAAAAATTGAAAATAGTTATGGTAGAATTTCAGCTGGAACCAAAATTATTGCTAGAGAAGCAGGAATACCATATTTCCCAAAAAAAGATACAAATATTATCGTTGGTTTTATAACAGATACTGGAGGGGAACCTTTAGTATTATGTTCAAATTGTTGTACTTTATGGTTTAGTGATATGGTGGAAAAATTTAAGAAAGTAGGTCTTAAATCTAAACAATGGAGTAAGCTACAACATGCTTCTATAGCAACTAATATTAAGTACCAAGCTGGTGATATAATTAAAGGAATAGAAGATTATACAAGTAATTCCGGATGGTTAGTAATGAAAACTAGTTCTAGATCATCTTTAAAGATTGTAAATCTTGATAGTTTTAGTGGTTATGCTGATTATTATGTTCTTGATAGTTATATAAGAAAATGCACAATACTTGATTGTATTCCAAACCCAAGATTGAGTCCAAAAATGCAAACAGAAGCAGGTTATACTTTAGCATGGCCAAATTTTCATGGGCTTATTAATAAATCTAGAAATTCATATATGTACCTACTCAAAGACGAAAGGAGTTTAATTAATGTTTAAAATTCATGTTAACGATGGGCAAAATCCAATGCCAGAAGATGATATATTTTATATCGTCGGTAAGGAAGGTATCTTTTTAAAAAAGAAACTTGGAGTTATGGAAAGTTTAGCTCCTGTAAAAAACATCTCCGTTTTGGAAAGTGTTGCTGCTTCTGCTACAATGCATATTCCTAAAATTCCTGGCCCTACTGTTGCAAAAATCATCGAATTTTTCAAAGCAGTTTATAAAGAACATAGGTCAGAATCCATTGTTTTAATATTTTATGATGAAACCACAAAGAAATTCAAAATGGTTCCTCCGCGTCAAAAAGTTACATCTGCTGCAATTGACTATAATAGAGGTATGACCATTAATGGCATGTCCATGATAGGAACTTTTCATTGCCATGCTTCTATGTCTGCTTTTCATTCTGGAACAGATGATGCTGACGAAGAGCATTTTGATGGACTTCATATTACAATTGGTGATGCTGATGAAGAATTTGTAAGTATATCAGCATCAATTGTCGCAAATGGTTATCGTGTTATGGTGGATCCAACGGACTATCTAGATAACCTCATTCTAATGTCTGAAATTGATCAAGTAGAGAATAAACCAGTCAGAAAAGTTTGGAAAGTAGTAAATGGAAAGTTAGTAGAAGATAAAGTAGAGTCAGCAAAATATACATATTCTTATAGAAAATACGATAAACGATATGATGTTAATGTAACAGACCATCAAAGAATTTTTAATAAAAAATGGTTGCTGATGGTAGAGAAAGGAACTTATACATATGCAGGATATCCTGGTGGTTATGGAATGTATGGAGCTTCTGGTTGGGGAGAGCATTTTGATGCTCGTGCTTGGGCTTCTGCTAGAGGGTGGAAGACTAAACAAACTCCAGGCGTTCACCATATAGGAAAAACAAATAAACATTCTACAGTTAAAGTTATTGATAGTCATAAAAAACCTAATGTTATATTCCCAAAAACTGAAGAAATAGATGATGACTTTAACCCATGTGAGCACTGCTTTTTCAGAGATTCTAAAATAGATTGGGTTATTGAGCAAATTACAGATGAAATAGAAGATGAATTTGATGAAGATATGATGGTTGATAACTTCACACCAGCTTCTGAAATTGAACATATGCTTGACAGAAACGAAGATGGATCAGTTACACATTCCAGTTTTCGCAGATGTTCTGTTTGCACAAATACATTTATGGTTTCAGAGGGTGATGAAGTTTGCCCATTTTGCTATGAGTTATTAGAGAAATCTGTAGAAATTCCCTATGAAGAATATAAGAAAAATTATAAAGGAATAATAGATAAGGAAACTGAGCACTTACTACAGGAATCTAACACTATAGTGGAAAAAATTCCAGAGCCTAATTCTTCTTCTGTTCCTATTCCAGAAAAAGATAAAACGCTAATGGGTATGTTTAAAAAGGTTTTTGGAAAAGGAGTCTAATGTAATGGATTTAAATATAACTATCATTGGACTTGGTGGTGTAGGTTCTATACTCATTGAAAGATTATGTAGATTTATAAATTATTCAAATGATCTAACTGCTGAAATTCTCCTTGTAGATGGAGACGAATATGAGCAGAAAAATTATGAGAGACAAGAATTTAATAGAATAGGTAATAAAGCTGATATTAAAGCAACAGAACTGGAGTTAAAATTTAGTCAGCTTGGTTTAGATGTATATGACGCCTTCATAAACCCAGATAATGTTTCTGAAGTTATTAAAGAAGGCAATATTGTTTTTCTATGCGTAGATAATCATAAAACCAGAATGATAGTATCTAATTACTGTAAGCAACTACAAGATGTTACCCTCATTTCTGGTGGGAATGAATTTACAGATGGTAATGTTCAAATTTATGTCAGAAGAGAAGGGAGAGATTTAACTCCTGACCTATGTGCATATCATCCTGAAATTTCCAATCCCGAAGATAAGTTACCTGATGAAATGTCTTGCGACGAATTATCACACTCTGACCCTCAATTGTATTTTACAAACTTAGGGGTTGCAACAATTATGTGTTGGGCCTTTTATAACGCTGTTATAAAAGGAAAGTACGATCGCTCTGAAATATACTTTGATATTTTGAGTATGACAACAGATGCGAAAACAAGAATTGTAAAGGAGAATTAAAAAACATGGGAAGAAGTTTTACACGTGAAGAACTAGAAGCCAAAACATCCAAGGACTTAAAGCGGATGTGTATTGATGAACTTGGAATTGTCGGAGTTAGCAAAAAGACAAAAGATGTTGTTATTAATTCAATATTGGAAACATATTCCGGTGGTGCCACGATTGCGCCAAGCAAGGGTGTAACCGGAGTAGAATTTACTGGTCAAAGTACTTTGACAAAACCATCTGCTCCATTTGGTTCAAGAACCACAACCACAATTCATGTTTCATGTGGTGCTTCATCAGGCAACTTTCCCGTAACTGGAAAGAGTGTTAAAGAAGTGGGTGATTTCATCAGAGAAGTTCTTAATGTTGATCGTCTATCAACCGGATTGGTTAATGGAAAAGAAGTACCTGGGGACTATATTCTAAAAGAGGGTGACAATCTTGAGTTCCTAAAACCAGCAGGAAAGAAAGGTTGTTAACGTTTTAATATATCGGGACCCCTTCTGGGGTCCTAATATATTAATGAAAGGATCTAAAATGCTTGAATCGGTTCAGGAAGTCCTTGCTAAAAATGGTGTTGATAAGATATCATTTTATTATGAAAAAACCCCTTTGATAAATAATGCATATACAACATGCGTTCTTGTTAATACTACTAAAAATAGAATTGAAGCACGAGGGGTTTCTATTTGTTCTCTTCTAGATATATTTCGCATTTCAGATGGAAAAAACAAAGCTTTTGGAAGAGCAATGAAAGCTTTAGTACGAAGAAAAAATTTCGGGAAAATAAATAGTTCATCAAGAAATGATCAATTTATTCGTAGAGCAATGAAAGTAAAAAATGCTAAAGATGCAGAATACTTCGATACAATTGTTAAAGAAGAACTAAAAACGATAGACCCGCCTATCGAAGTTTCTAGTCGTTTAAAGACACATGAAATAATAGAATATTCTTTTGCTCTTCCTCTTAGTTATCCAGTGAAGATAGCAAATAAATTATATAAATATAAATCACATTTTAGACCAGTACCAACAGGAAAATTTGAAGCAGAACTTCTTGAAGAAGGTCTAAAAAAGAAGGCGGAGTAATAAATGGTTGAGGGGCATTTTAGCCCCTCACCAATATTCATATGAAAGGAGAAACAGAACGTGATATATAAAAGTATCGTAGTAATTGGATTAGGAACCCTTGGAGGTTTCGTTGTTGATGCTCTCTCCACACTTGAGGGAATTGAGAAATTAGTGATTGTAGACCACGATACAGTTGAAAAAAGAAATTTAAAGAACTCTATCTATAGACAAATTGATATAGGTATACCAAAAGTTGAAGCTTTAGCAGATATAATTAGTGAAAAAAATCATGAAACAGAAATTTTAGGAATTCAAACTAAATATATAGAGGGAGAAACAAAAATCCCAGAAACAGATTTAATTTTAGATTGCCGCGATTATACATATGATCGTCAAAATAAGATTGACGCCAGACTCTACATATCATCTAGATATTTAATTGTTGACTGCCGAAAAAATGTCAATTATAAAATTCCACAAGTTGGAAAATATCTGATTGAATTAACAAAAGATGATCTAAGATATGCTGCATCAACTGTTTCAATGCTAGTTCATAGCAATACAATTAAATCGTTGATCAATAATCAAGCCGTTCAAAAATATGAGTTAGATTATGTCAAGCATATAGATAAATCTATGTATGATATTGTTTATGATAATGTTATTGAAAGTGAGAAGTTTATTAATTTACCAGATAAGATTGTTCCAATTTTGGATATGAATAAAAGAAAAGATATACAAGTATTTCTTGGGAGCAGAGTATTCCCAGTTGCAGAACGAATGATACCAAAAAAATCTTTAACCTCAAGCAAAGACCTTATTATCAATTTAGCATCTGTTATAAATTTACAATGTGAATTTAATAATTTCGTAATATCTGTTTTTCAAGATGGATCTGACGTTTTTGTTGAACTCATTCCAGAAACAGGAGCTGCTTAATGGAAATAAGAGATCATTTAATAAGAGGACTTTTCATCCCAAACAAATTGGTTTTTAAAAATACGTTATATACAATTACAAAATTACCAAAAAAATTTTATATTAAAGATTATATTATAAAGACAGTAAACGATAATATTGATCTTATTATAATTAATGTTCCACATCCAAATGCAAACCCAAAAAATGGGAACTTCTGTATTCCACATAAATTACGAGAAGAAAAGATTTCTGATAATATAAAAGTTATCATACAAACTATGTTATGTTGTTTTAACTTAAATGATTGTTATTTTACTCCGTGGGATGAGATAGAATATGAAGAACAAGAGGTGTTATAACTAATGAACGAGAAAAATTTAACAGATAAAGAAATGTCTAAAAAAGTAGGAGGTATTGTTGATGATTTAGGCAGTGCTACTAAAAAAGCAATTCGGTCAGTGTTTGATATATTTGTTGAAAGGACCGCACACACTGCAAGTGAAGTTTTTGATAAATATAAGGATAAAGCAATAGATAAAATAGACAAAGGAGCTTCAAATGCAAAAAAAGACAAAAGTCAAAAGTAGCGAAAAACCAAAATCATTATTAGAAGAAGAGATCGTTAAAATAGTAAATCGAGTTATAAAAGATAACTCAATTCAATTAGCTACTGAAGATATAAGAGTAATTGCTCGTGAAGTCATGCCTGATATAGATATGTTAATTGCAAACAAAGTTAGTCAACATTTTGTTGAGATAGGAGAGTTTATAGCAAATAAATTTAGTATAGGAGAGTAACAAGTATGCCAAAAATACTTAATTATGAAAATTTTTGTGAAGAATTAGACGAAGTGACGTCTCTAAAAACATTTGGTAAAAAAAAGTTTCATCCTAATGGATTATTCTCTGAACAGATATTCGGCCCAGTACGAAATTATACCTGCCAATGTGGTACTTATTATGGAGTTTCAAAAGAAGGTAGTAAATGTAAAGAATGTGGAGTAGATATTGTCAATAGTGATGAAAGACGAAAACGATTTGCAAAAATAACGCTACCTATACCAGTTGTAAATCCATTATTTTATGATTTACTAGTTGATCTTGGCGGAAAAGGTTTAAAGAAAGCTCTAGATAATCTTATGAAAAATGATAAAAGCGTTTTATATATTAGTGATCAAGAGTTTGTTGTTGAAACTAATATAGATCAAATACCAAAAGGAGTTCAAACTTGGGAACGAAGTGATGCAATAAAAGTATTAGTAGAAACTAATGCTGCTGATGCAGTTGAGGACGGCCTTACAGAATGGAAAATTGTACTTGATAATATTGATAATTTATTAATAGATAAAATAATAGTGTTACCCCCAGAATTGAGGCCAACATCTAAAAGTTCTGGACAAAATAAACAATTGATGGATAAAATTAATAGGTATTATGTTCAAATACTTACTAAAAAAGAAATTATGAAAGATACTATTATCAATATTCAAAGAGATAAAGCGCTATACTATTCTTATTTTAAACAACTTCAAAAAGATGTTAACGAACTGTATACTAGAATACTTGAAAAAATGTCTAAAAAAGAAGGATTGATAAGAGGAAATATTCTTGGGAAACGAATTGATTTTTCTGGAAGAGCTGTTATTACACCAGATCCAACATTAGCTTTAGATGAATGTAAGCTACCATATTTAATGGTTCTTGAAATATTTAAATTACCTATTGCCAAAAGAATAATTGAAATTGGTAAATTTAAACTTCTTAATAAAGCCATTGATTTTGTTGATGAATGTATTGATAATCAATCACTTGTTTTATTAAAATTATGTAAATATGTTACTAAAGATAAATACTGTATATTAAATAGACAACCATCTTTACATAAACTTGGAATGCTAGGTTTTAAAGTAAAAGTCACAAGGGATCAGGTGATAAAAATTCATCCTTTGGCTTGCCCTCCATTTAATGCTGATTTTGATGGGGATCAAATGGCAGTTTATATTCCAGTAACAGATGAAGCAAGAGAAGAAATTATTAATAAAGTTTTAATTTCATCTAATTTAAACAGTCCAGCAAATGAAGAGTTAACCACGACACCAAGTCAAGATGTTGTTTTAGGTATTTACTATTTAACGTCACCAAACTTTTCAAACCAATTGATTAAAGAAGAAAGTCAAAATGAATCCCTTACAAAAGGTCAAGAAGAGTTTAACAGATATTTACCAGAAGATTATCCAATCATTGAAGGAGAAGTAAATAAGGATAGATTACTCCAGATCTTAAATGATATAAAAGACAAATATAATAAGGAAATCACCATAAAAGTATTAGATGACATAAAGAAAATTGGGTTTAAATATGCAACCTTATTTGGTTGTACAATGTCTCTTAAAGATTGTAAAATGCACGGATCCGCAGAATTAAAAGAAAAGCTTTATACAAGTGAAAATCTTAGAGATCAATTATTAGCTGTTTCTGATAAATCCGTAAATGAAACAATGAGAGATAATTTTTATTACGCGCACATGATTGCATCAGGAGCACGAGGTAGTTGGGATCAAGTTAAACAGCTTGTTTTAACCAGAGGCTTTATATCAAATTTTGATGGGGAAATTCTACCTTTACCAATTAAAAATTCATTACTTGAAGGATTGAATCAAGAAGAGTTCTTTTATTCAACATATGGTTGTAGAAAAGGACTTTTAGATGTTGCACTAAATACTGGTACCAGCGGTTATCTATCTAGAAAACTAATCTTTACTTGTGCCAATTTACAAATTGATTTAGATCTAGATGATTGTGGTACAAAAGATCTTTTAGAAGTTCATGTTAAAAATGAAAGAAAAGCAAAAATGCTTATAAATAGATACCAAGAAGTCAATAATCAATTAGAAAAAATTACTAAAGAGAACTATAAAGACATTATTGGAAAAACTATATTTATTAGAAGTCCAATTTTATGTAAATCACCAAAGATTTGTAAGACATGTTATGGGGATTTATATAAAAAATTAAATAGTCGTTTTGTAGGTATTATAGCTGCTCAAACCCTTGGTGAAAGAGGTACTCAATTAGTTTTACGAACATTTCATACTTCTGGTTCAGCTGTAATTCAAGGATCTGATGATAATAACGAAGCGATGAAACAAAAAGATATTATTGGAGATCTTGCCTCAGTTGCAGAACTATTACATAAATTTAAAGGAAAAACATATACAGATATAGTTGAATCATTATTTGATGTATATGATAAAGATATACATCATGTCCATTTTGAATGTGTTGTTGCTCAACTGATGTGGAAAAATTATAAAAAATGGAGACTTCTAGAAAATAGAGATAAAGTAGAACCATCTTATTTTAGTGTCCAGAGTGTTCCAAATCAAGAAAGCTGGATTCTTGCTATGGCTTTTTCAAATCCAAAACGGGCAATTTTACAGGGTATTTTATATGAAGGTAGATATTCTGGAGTTATGGATAAGATTTTAAAGGGAGAAAAAATAGTATGAGAGATCCAGAAAGAATAGCACCAATTTTAGAGTTAATTAAGGAGATCTGGGAAAAATGTCCAGATCTTCGATTAACTCAATTAATAATGAATGCTTTACGATTAAATCAAGATCCTTATTATATTGAGGATGACGACCTACTAAAAGCTTTACAGAAATATAATTCTAATTTTAAAGGAGGCGAAACCATTGAACATAGTTAATCCCACATTTAAAATTCAAAATGAAGATAATAATATCTTTACAATAAGAGAAAAAGATTATGAACAAATTTTACCAATGGTTCGAGATATTGTTAAACCAGTTGAAGAAATTGGTTTTACGATAAATGATGTAAGTCTTAAAGATTCAAAATTTTCTTCTGGAGAATTATCAAAAACATTAAAACAAACTTTATCAATAAAACTACAAAAGGGTAGTGCTAATATTGACCTAAGTCTTTTCATTCCCAAGTTAGTTGATAAAAACTACATATATATTAATGGAAGAAAGAAAATTCCTTTATTTCAACTTTTTGATATTCCTCTTGTAACAAGGGGCGAAAACATTAAGTTGAGAACTAATGTAGCGACTATCATGGTTTTTAAAGAAAAAGAAGTTCCTCGTATTAACATAAGTTTCTTAGGAAAGAAAATTCCATTTGGATTAATACTTATGGCATATTATGGAATAGATGAAGCGTTTCAAAAGTTTAATCTTGATGGTGAGATTGATGAAGTAACTCCAAATTTATATGAAATATTAAGAACCGATTTAAAAGAATATTACGATTCGTCTAGAGGGTATACTCAAGATGATTTCATTCTAGAAATCGGAAGGACATATTCTAGATATAATGCGAAATCTAAAGGAGAAGATATATTATATGCATTAGACTTAATTAGTAAAGTAGATCTTATCACAGCCAAATTCTTAAAAACAGAATCAGTAATAGATGAACTAATTGATATATTAAAATACGAAGATATTGACGACACTCTTTTTACAAATAAAAGAGTACGATGTTTTGAGTATGTGATATTGGGAAAAATATCAAAGATAATATTTGATCTATGTTTCTCAAATAGAACTGCTCGTCAACCAAAATTTAATATTAATTCTACACAAATTCTTTCAGATTGTAATGTGTCTGATATTGTTCAATTTGATTTTTCAATTAATCCAATCGAAGAACTTACAAAATTATCAAGAATTAGTCTGTTAGGACCAGGAGGATTTAAAAGAGAAAATATTCCAAAACATCTACGAGATATATGTCCAACAATGTTTGGAAGAATTTGCCCAGTAGATACTCCTGACCGTGATAACTGTGGCGTATTACAAAATTTGGTTCCAAATGTTAAACTGGATGAAAACCTAAAATTCACAAATGAAATTTGTGATAAACAACCAATTTCAACACCAGTATCTATGACTCCTTTCTTAAAGCATGACGATCAAACTAGACTACAAATGGCGTCATCACAAATGAGACAAGCAATTATGTTAAAGGATTTTGATACTCCATTGATAAGTTCTGGTTGCGAAGGTTTGTATACTGATCATACCCAATTTGTAAAACGAGCAAAGAAAGATGGGTTAGTTATTTACATTGATAAAAAATATATTATTACTCAGTATGTTGACGACGAAGTAGATATTTTTGATATATCTTATAGAAAAATCTATGTTGAACATCTTGACTTTATGAATATCTATGTTAAGATGGGAGATAAATTTAAAGCTGGTGATATTCTTGCAGAAAGTAATTTTTGTAATAATGGAAGAATTAATATAGGAAAAAATCTCTTAACTGGAGTAATGATTTATTATGGTAATAATTATGAAGATGGTATTATTATTTCAGATCGTTTAGCAAATGAAGATACATTAACATCTGTCCATTATAAAGACTTATCATTTAACTTAACTCCAGATAAAGTACTAGTATCACTTGAAAAGGGTGATGACTATAAACCTTTACCAGATGAACTACAAACGATTAAAGCAGGTGAACCATATGCAATAATTAATAAACTAAATTCAGATGAGCTCTACTCACCATTTATAGAGCCAATCACTTTAGTAGCTAGAAAAAACTTTATTATTTCAGAAGTTAATTTATATGGTAATACCTGGAATGAGGAAATTCCTATATATAGTGAATGGATTGAAAAACGATTACAAGATCAGCAAGTTGAAGAAAAAGTTCTACAAACAGTTATAAAAAACTTATTACCAACTGATCAAGCAATGAAAATAATTAGAGAGCATAGTTTAGATAAGTTCTCATTTGTTGGCAAGTATAAACAAAAACGAGAAAGAATAAATGGGATTCATGTTCAAATGTTTGGTGTTCACTTTAGAAAAATTAGAGTTGGTGATAAAATAGCAAACCGGCATGGTAATAAAGGAGTAATTTCAAGAATTGTTCCTCATGAAAAAATGCCGCAACTTGAAGATGGCAGACATCTTGATATTTGTATAAATCCACTCGGTATTATTTCTAGAATGAATATTGGACAATTATATGAAATGCACTTATCTATGTCAGTTGACGCTTTAAAACAAAATATGTTACAAATGTTAAATGAGAATAAAAGTCAAGATGAAATAAAAAAATACTTACTAGATTATATAAGTATAATTGATAAAACATCTGATGGTTGGTATTACAAACAGTTTGAAGAGCAACTACCAGATGAAATAGATTCTTATTTTATTCAAAGTTTAACAATAATTCAAGCTCCATTTGAGTCATGTAAAATAGAAGATGTTGAAAAAGCAATGGAATATACTGGTGCTAAGTTTAAGCAAACAATATATGATCCATTATCAAAAGAGAATTTAGTAAATAAAGTTGCTGTTGGACCACTATATTTCTTTAGAATGGTCCATATTGCAGAAGAGAAACTTTCTGCAAGAGGAATTGGAGCCTATGCCAGAAGAACTCTTCAACCACTTGGTGGACGAAAAAATAAGGGTGGACAAAGATGCGGAGAAATGGAAACAGCATGTTTAATTGGTCATGATGCTCCATGTAACTTATTTGAATTTCTGACAACAAAATCTGACTGTATTGATTTGAAGAATAATTATATAAGAAACTTTATTGAAAATAATCTAGTTGAAGAAAAACATGAATTAAATACAGTTCCTGAATCAGTTAAGTTATTAAATTCATATCTTACAGTTATAGGAGTTAAACAATAATGATTAAAGAAAGACAATGCCCAATTTGTGGATCACCCATTAGTTTCCAAGTTGTAACTCTTGATAGAAACTTTTATATTCTCAATGGAGAAATAGAAGAGGATACAAATAATCAAGCATGGGAATTTGAGGGGTTGGTATTCCATTGTTCAAATGATATGGAACATGATCTCCATACTGGAGATTTATTAGTAGATGAAAAACAACGAAAATGGGAAAAACATATAGAAGAAGAACTTCATAAAAAGTATAAAGATTTATAGGAGAAATTATTTATGGAACAAGATTCTTTACCAGATATTCAATGTTCTACTCCAAACATTGGAATCCCTATTAAACAAGTCGGAGTTGAAAACGTTGAGGTTCCTTTTAAATTGGAATCTAAATATGGTGGATTTCATCAACTTATAGCAAATGTATCTATGAGAACTAATTTAGATAAAGATACAAAAGGAATCTCAATGTCAAGATTATTATTAACTTTAAAACCATATCTAGATCTTCCATTAAAGAGTAAATTAATAAAACAAATCTTAGAAGATTTGATAGAAAATGTTGGAAGCACAGCAAGCTTTATGAAGTTTGAATTTAGAATGCCAATTAAACGAGAATCAATAAAATCTAAACATCAATTTCCAATATATTATAAATGTAGATTTGAGGGTCAGTTATTCTTACTTCATGACGAAAGTTTGATAGAACCTGTTCCTGATACATTAGATTTTAGGTTCTTTCAAGGGGTAATAATACAGTATGCTTCATATTGTCCTTGCTCTGCTGAACTATGTCAGGATTTATCCAAAAATGGAAAAAGCGGATATCCTCATAATCAAAGATCATATGCAGATGTTCTCGTTGAAGGCATTGAATCTCATTATGTATGGCTTGAAGATATAATTGAAACTGTGGAGTCACAGATAAAAACCCTCCCTTATCCCATAATAAAAAGAGTCGATGAGCAAGAGATCGCTCATGTAGCAGCTCAAAACCCAATGTTTGTAGAAGATGCAATTAGATTAATTTCTGCTAGTTTGGATGATAGAGAAGATATTTATGATTGGATTGTAAAATGTTCTCACCAAGAATCAATTCATACATCAGAAGCAATTGCTGTCAACTGGAAAGGGATGAGGGGAGGTTTTAACGGAAGGCGATACTTATGATAAACTTATCAATTTCATGTGGATTTGGTGAAGAAAATAGATATGCACTAGAAAACATACCAGCCAGCATTCAGTTACCAATATATAAATATGAATTATTTGAGAACAACAAAAAATTTATCTTTGAACAACTAGAACGAAATAAAGTAGATGTTAGAGTTGTTCACTTACCTTTGGATTTATTTCATAGAGACTTCAACGATATGCTTCATATAATATCTTTATTTAGATATAGGTTTCATTGTCATAAGTATGTAATTCATCCAAATAAGGGAATTGAAAATTTTATTAACCTTTATAAAAATAGTGGGGTGGCTGCACAATTATGTATTGAGAATTTTCAGTATAGAAAGAAAAAAGAGTTTCGAACTCCACTCCAAATTATTGATGCATGTCTAAGGTATGGGGATCAGTTTAAAATGACTTTTGATACAAGCCATTCTGAGAAAATCTGGTTTGATCATAAAATTATGCCATACTTATTAAAATATACTTCAGTTATTCATTTATCAAATCGAGCACCTGGAATTGGTAGTCACATGCCATTTAACTCACCAAAAGGCGAATTAAATCTAGTTGGATTTGTAAGGGATTTGAAGTATAGATATAATTGGCATGGAGATATTATATTAGAATATATGTCAGAGTATCAAGATAAGTTAAGAAAAAATTATCATTACTTAAAACGATTACTGGAGTAATCATGGAACCTTGGAAACACGAAAGGTATGAAGATACACATTTTTCCAGACGTTATAATTATGCTTATAACTGTGAATATCAAACAGTAAAAGACTCCTCTACACTATTGTTAAGGAAAGGGGATATTGTTAAATTTGGTTCAGGTTATTATGAAGTTTTAAATGATTGGAAATCATGGTTTATAAAAGACCAAGAAGATAAGAAAAAGTTTTGGCAACGAGATATTAGAATTCCATACTATGCTCAAAATAATTATGCGATTGTGGTAAACAGATATAGATGGTTAAAATATAAATATCGTAAATTTATGGATTATGGTGCAGTAATTATGATGATAACAGGAAACAATATTGGCCATATTAGAAAATATTATAGCCACAGCAGACCATTTTTGGTAAAAGCGGCATATCCGTATTATGAAAAAATTGTGTTGACAAAACCATTTGAAAAAAATGGTAATCATTTATTTCTATCAGATTTTAATCTAACAACATTTATTTATGACTTACAAAATAATTATGGAGATACAGAAAAAGCAAGAGATTTATTTCTTGAAAAAATGTGTTTCTTGTTAGGAGTTAAATTATGAATGAAAAGTCAGTAACGGATTTGTATAAAAAAGAACGGGAATATGAAAGATTTATATTTGGTGATTATGAAAATCATAAATCATTAAATTTTGCAAGTTTTCTAATATTTCTCAGAACTTATTTGGAAAAAGCAGAAGAAGCATATACTAGTAAATGGGATAAGGAATTACCTCCGTGGTTAAAAACATGTAAAGAATTTGAAGAACACGGAACAGCACCCATAAAGGCATACGAAGAGGTTATTAAAATCATGGCTCTAGCAGGAGCTACACTTGAAACATATACAATAATTGATGCCGAAAAATGGAGATCTAATCTAGAAAAAGATTCAGAAAAATGGAAGGACTAAAAAAAGGTAATAAAGGAGAAGTAACTATGAACGAAAATTTAACACAAATGGTAAGAGAATCGAAACCCGAAGATATGGTATTTTCAGAGAATAATTTAGATATCCCAGAAGAAGAGATAGTTGCTGATGATACCCCGCAGATTGAAAGCATTGATATAATATCACTTTCGGAATGGTTTGATAAAAACTGTGAAAAATTTGATAATATTAATCAAGTAAAAGTTTCAATAAGAGGTGTCAACCCAACCAAAACCCTCATAATGGCAGTTAAAGATGACAGTAATGAAAAAGATGAAGATGGAAATGATCGTAGAGTTTTGAGAGTTTTTGAGAATTCTGATGTTCATCCAATTCTAAATTTAGATGGTAGTGAGATGAAAATATATAACAACGGTTTTAAAATTGTTCATCCATATAGAGACAACATCTTTATAAAATGTTATGGTGCTAAAGCTGGGTTAATCGTTGTATTCTGTAATAACATTGATGGAAAACTTATTCCATATATAGTTACAAGGATTAAAAAGAAAGATGAAGAAGTCGAAGTAGTAGTAAAAAACGTAGGAGAAGTTCAAGCAAAACTTCTGGAAAATGCTGACCTTGAAGCTTTTCAACTTCTTTATAAACAAAGCGCAAAAGCTATTGATCAATTAACTACAAACCAAGATGTAGTTGATTGGCTTTTGGGAAGACAAAGTGAAGTTACTGATATTAACCATCATCTACAAATTGATAGTGTAATTATTGATATTTTATCATAAGGAGCTTGAGTGGGGGCGCTTTAACGGGATGTATGCTTCGTACCTTGATTGGACAAGCGAGGACCCTAGTCCCCACTCTTTTTAATTATGAAAATAAACAAAAATGTAAAACTAGTACTACGAGATGTATACTTATATGATATTGAGGCATGTCATTATACAATTATGAAAAAATTGGGTTTAGATCTAACTGGAATTGATAAAGCGAATAAACTTGAAAGAAATATCCAGATAGGAAAATTAATGAGCAAAAATCCAAGACTAACCTCTACATTACGAAACACAACAAGATCAGTGATTGATGAATACATCCTTAGGAATAACTTAGAAGACGACGATATTATATTAAGACAATATGATGGAATTTTAATTACAAAAACTTTGAAAGAAACTAATATACATCCAATTCCACTGAACATTCGGAAGCATTATCAAATCTTTATATCATCAATTGATCGAACCAAATATCTTGCTTTTGATAATAGTCAACAAACAATTATCAAAGGTGTACCGTTTAGATATCCAGAAATTGATAATATCTACAAACAAATATGTAAAATTAATTACGCAAGTAAAGAGTCTATATTTAGGAATCTACAAAAAATAAAAGATAAATTTATGACTTCCAAAAATCCAAAAATGTTTGGAATTCCTTCAAAAAATGATCTCTATAATATATTTTTAAAAATTTATGGAGAAATAGAAATTTCAAAACAAACTCTTAAAATAATAGACACTAACGATATTGACAAAGAACGATATTTTAAATTTTATTTTGAACCATTCACCAAGAGTATTGTGGTGGAATTTGTGAGGTAAAATGAATATATTAAATATTGCAGCAGGAAAACTAAAACCCCTATATGACGATAGATATATACAACCATTTTTTATAGTCAATTTAGATACATCATATTTTTATGCTAACAGCCCAACAGAAGTTGAAAAAGGATATTGTAATTGGCTTGAAGGCCATAAAGTAAACACAGAATGGTTTTGTAAATATGATGCTTTTGAATTTATGGAACGGACTGTTTTACAATTTGATAGAGTCTGCCTATATAGATTTCTTGAGCATGTTCCATTTGAGAAAGTACCATATTTTATATATCTTATATCAACAGTTACCAAAAGTGGTTCTATTGTTGATATTATAGTTCCCGATTATGAGAAGTTAGCTAGAATGATTTTAGGAGAAAATCCATTAGATCCAACATTTGGAAATTTTGAATCTCATAATATAGAACTTACAACAGAACTTGTAAATGAACCATCATGCCCGCATGCTTCTATTTGGACAGAAAATAGGGCAAAGTATTTTTGGGAATTAGAGAATAGATTTATAGTCAAAGATATTGAAAAGGATTTTAACTTTGATGGTAGAGACATCTATATAAGATTTAAAGCTGAGAGAAAATAATGGTGAAGAGAACATCCAATATAGAACCATTATTTGACAAAGTATTGAAAGCACATATTGTCATATCTTTAAATCATAATAACAGTCTTGAAATTATAAAAAACAGATATGATGGTATAACTGGTCCGAATGTTCCAATTAAAGAAGCGATAAAAATATTTTCTAAAATTCTCTCAATATTAATTTTTAAAAACGAAAGACACATGTTTCAAGAAGGAATGCGTATAAGGTTAATTAAACAACTAAGTAAAACAATGGAAAAAGAAATTAACATAGAAGGTGGTGATAATCATTATGATACCCTTTAGTGAACGTGCTGGTGAAATGGGTTTAACATACATTGTTGATAAAGGTTTTTATCAGTATATTGATAGATATGGTGAAGTTCTTTATAGACAATTATTCACTGGTAGAGAAATTGAACTTGATCAATCAGGACATCCAACGGATAGTCTTATTGCACCATTATTAGCAGTATATACAAAATCTTCTGAAGAAGATGACTATAGATATTGTGGTCATGTATCAGATAGTTATAAATTTGTTGGTAATGACGTTTTAAATCAAAACATTAGAAATTCTATTTTACCTACAGGAATGCCTATTGTAACTGAAAATACAATTATGAGTTATGATCTTACCAGGATGAGAAATGAGATAATAATTAGAAGTGCAGAAAATATTGCAAGTGCTCAAGATATTCTGCCAGTTATGATTGTAAATAATAGCTACGATGGGACAAAAGCTGCAACCGTTGCATTTGGTATTTCAATACAACAAGATAATGATAGACTTATATTTGCATTTAGTCTTGGAGAAATTAGGCAAGTGCATATTGAAAACTCAAATACACAAATGACTTCTGTAGCAGAATCTTATATGCAAGTATATTCAGAGAGTATCGTAGATATGGTAACTCAGAGTTTTAATAGTAGATTAACAGAAGATCAAATGCTTAATACATTAGATATTATTGCAGATCTTGGCAAAAAACGAAAAGATAATATCTCAGCAATTTTAAAAGATATGATGCCAGAAACTGAAGGAGACCAAGTCTCTTTACCTTCAGCATGGCAAGTATTTTTAGCTATTGTTAGATATAGCAGTTTTGAACCAAATCTGAATATTAAGAAAATGCTTGAGAATGCTGCTGAAAGCGTTCTGGTTATTCCAACTAGAATGTATGATGTACTTTCTCGACTTTAATAGTCCTCTGGAGGGTGTTGGGTGAGGTAATACTAACTGGTTGATCGCCAGGTCTAAAGCGATGTTACCTCACCCTTCGCTTTTTTGTACTTATTTTTTTGGAACAAAAAATAAAAAAGGATAATGAAATGGCAGAAAAAGAAAGGGTTTTTACTCCAAGCCGAAACTATGATTTACAAATAAAGATAAAAGACTTAGATTATACAAATGATGCAGTACTTGTAACTTTTGTATCTTCCCTTTCTACAGCATATCAAGTAGTAAATCTAGTAATGCAGTTAGATCCAAATGATATTATTCTAGATGATATTTTTGGAGGAGAACCAATTAACCTTTCTATTACTCTTTTGAGAGAGCAACAATATCCAGGACCAAGACTTGATATAGAATTAATGTATGTAACATCTGAATTTCAGTTAACAGAAAAAGCTAAGATGACATCTATTACTCAAAAAGATAGAACTTTATTAAATATTACAACAGTGGCTAGACAACCATATAAAATAATGAACAGTCTTGTTAATGATGTATTTATTGGATCAAATCTAAGAACTATTTTAACTAGTTTAACTTCTGATGTTGGAGGAAAACTAAATTATGATTCTGATGGAGAAAACACAATTCCAATAGATCAGGTTTGTATCCCTCCAACAACATTTTATAAAATAGTGAAAGAACATTCAAGAAACGATCCGGATATATTTGATGGATATTTAGATCAAAGATTTGGTTTATTTGATGGTACACCTGGAGTATTTTGTCAATATGATAGTAAAGTATATATCAAAAATTTAACAGCCAAATTGAAAAAGAATCAAACATTTACTATTTATCAATTAGCAGGAGGAGAAAGCAAAAAAGATACAGATAAAATTATGGAAGATGCTTTAGAGGGAAATGTTTTTTATACTTATGATACTATAGTAACAGATTATGCGGGTAACGCTAAATTTGCAAAATTAGCAACATCTTTAAACCATATTGTAAAACCAAGCGATTCTCTTTTCAGTATAGTATCTCAGGAACTAGCAGATGTTGCTAGAACATATTCACTAAATTATCAAGCAAAAAATTTAAAGGCTCCTCTCTATATAGATCCTCTGGTTAATAGAACCAAATATTACAACGAGGACACTGGTAATAATACTGAAAAAATTTTATTTAACTCAAGATTTGGCAGAACAGTTTCTGACTTATCAACTATGTCACTAAATGTTGAAAGAAACCTTCCAGTACTTAACTTGATAAATGTAGGTGAGTGTGTTAAATTTAAACCAAAAACAATTGAATATCAAAGTCTTGAAGGAAAATATATATTATGGAGTTCAGAAATATATTTTAGACGAACTGGCAATTGGGAAACTACTGCCAGAATTAATCTTATTAGAACCAACAAAAAGAATTAACGGGTTATTTACCCATTAACTCCATAATTCCACGTCAGTAAAGAAACTCGAAATAAAACTGCACTGGAATAATTTCATAATAAATAAAAATCTTCCATTCATATTTTACCCCCATATTTTTTTGGTTTAAAAAAATTATCAATTCCTTTTCATTTATTAATATATATAGACTTATTATATTTATTTAGAACTCCTCCGAATTTTAGAACAAAAATAAAAGGAGAGTAGTATGCCCAAGTTAGATGAGAAAAGACTACAAGGATTAGCAGATGAATTTGTAGTTGAATATTTAAGATGTAAAGGTGATTTCGACTACTTTTGCCGAACCTATATATTAATCGAAGTTCCAGGAAAAGATGTTCTGCTTAAACCGTACAAAAAACAAGTTGAGTTAATAGATCTAGTTGAATTTAAACATTATGTCCTTGTCTTAAAAAGTCGACAGATAGGAATATCTACAATTATTCAAGCATACTCTGCCTGGTTAACAATATTTTACGATAATGCAGTTATTGGTATTATTTCTAAAGATGGAAAAGAAGCAACTGACTTTGCTAGAGCAATTAGAGGAATGATCGAAAAACTTCCCGATTGGATGAAACCTCCAAGAGGTCCCTTGGGTCTTGGTTTTGCAAAAAGAACAGAGCAATCATTTATTCTAACAAATGGTAGTAAAGTATTTGCTTCACCTGTTAATCCAAATGCTCCAGACAAAACTCTTCGTGGTAAAGCTATTACATTTTTAGTTATTGATGAAGCAGCCTTTGTTCATTATATTGATACAGCATGGACAAGTATGGTACCAGCATTATCAACTAATCAAATGCAAGCTAAGAAAGCTAACGTTCCTTATGGAACTGTTGTATTATCAACTCCAAATAAAACAATTGGTATTGGAGAATGGTACTTTAAGAGATACCAAAAAGCTGTATCTAGAGATGATATTTTTGAACCATTTGTTATTCATTGGAAAATGATTCCTGAATTAGCTGATGACCCAGATTGGTATAAAACTCAATGTGCTCTTTTTGATAATGATCCAAGAAAAATTGCGCAGGAGTTAGAACTTAAATTCTTACCTGCTGAAGGTTCATTTTTTGAACCAGATACAGTTGAGAAAGTTCAGGATGCTGTTACTACTCCTATTGAGAAATTAAAACTATTTAATGGTGAAGTTTGGAGATTTGCTAACCCAATACCTGGTCGTCATTATATAATGGGGGTTGATACTGCACCAGAACATGGTGAAGATAGATCAGCAGTGACAGTTTGGGATTATGAAACCTTAGAGCAAGTATGTGAATATCAAGGAAAATGTAAGGTTCTTGATTTTGTTAAAGTTGTCCAAGTTCTAGCAACACAATATCCTGGTACAATAGTAGTTGAATCAAACTCTTATGGAAACCAGGTAGTTGAGCAACTCAATAATAGTGAGTTTTCTTTTATGATATATAAAGAAAAACGAGGTAAGACAACAGTTCTACCAGGATTATCTACTAATACAAAAACAAGACCATTAATGATTGATGCTTTATATTCTTATATTACTCAATATCCAGAAATTGTTAAATCAGAAAGATTGGCATTAGAACTTACTGGACTTGTTTCTAAAACGAGTGGAAAAGTAGAAGCTGATACTGGATGTAGAGATGACTTGGCCTTAGCAACTTCATGTGTCATGTATGTAAGAAAATATGATCCACCAATGCTTATTAATAGTAATGAATATACAGAATTTTCTAGTCAGATGGCAGATATTATACAAAGCAATTCAGAACTTCAATCAGATTTGTCAAATCCTGGTATTATGAAACATGTTAAAGAACATATTGGAGAAATGGGTGGTTTTGTAGATATTTTAAATTTATACGATCAACAATAAGGAGAAATATAAATGCAATCTTCTAACACATTAGAAATGTTTGCAGCACCAAGGGGAAATCTGCAAGTTGCTACAGATTACTTTGGAATTAAATTTTACACATCAGATAAGTTAAAGCAAAATTTTTTAAAAGCTATGGCCAAATCTAGTAGAGCTAAACCCATAGTACCCGTTTTAGAAAAACTAATTAGTAAAAACGAATTTATCCCATGTTATTTAACAGATAAAATTTCAAAATTTCTCCTAAGAAAAAGACCAGAAGAATTTAAATATTATGCTGGACTAACTGTTGGAAAATATATTTTTGTATTTGTTGATAATGATACTAATATTTTTGGTTTTTCTTCAAATGAAGAATTATCAATAACTACAGTTCATGAACTCATACACAAAGCATCGAACAAATTTCCAAAAGGTTTTTATCAACTATTTAAAAATGATTTGATAGAATTCTATACAAATTATTGGTCAACTTTATTCAATGTTCCTAAAAAAGATTTATCAAGTAAAGAAGTAAATGAAATTGTCAGTTTTGTCTTTTTTAATATAGAGAAAAAGGGACAAGCTACAAATAAAAATCTAACTACATATTATTATATGTTGTATAATATGCTCAAGGATAAAACCAGTCTTCATGAAGTGCAGTTGAAAAAATTAGTTACAGACTACATTGTTTTAATTAAAATTGTTTTTAAAGCGATGTCCTCAGGTTCTAGTTCTTTAATACAAAAAGCATGTATGTCAATGAGACATATAATTAAACCATGCTATACAACTTACTCAAATATTTTTAGTGTTAAACCTACAAAAATTAAGGAATTATATTATCAGGAGTTATATGCTCCATCTGAAGTAATTTCTTTACCAGCCTTAATCAAAAGGCCAAGCAGTAATGTATATAGAGCAATTAAAAAATTATAAGGAGATCTAATACATGCCAGATTATGAAAAAATGAAACCTGGTACAGATATTCTAAATGAAAGTGCTAATAATGTAGCAAGCGATAGAGCAAAAAGAATTAATAGTCTCCATCAAACAGTTGATGGTCTAGTTCAAGAAGAAAATAAGAAACGCTTACAAGTATCAAATGAAATTAGTTCATTAACCAAACAGCAACAAAAAATGCTACATCAGCTAGAATTAGAAAGGGGAGACTTAACCGCTGAAACAGCACAAGGATATAATACAGTTCTTAAAGGTTTAGGCCAAACAATCCAATCTCTCTCACTCGGTATAAAAAATATTACCACTGATACGGCGAGAGCTACAAGTGATGCTGTAAGTCAGTATGGAAAAGCAATTGGGGAAGATATTAGTATCAATAAAACAAATACAATTGCTATGGCCTTATCAAGATCTACTCCATTATTTGGTTACTTTGCTGCCAAATTTATGGAAACAGATGTTTTTCGAGATACTGCATCTAAAATA